TCACTCTATAACCCTCCCGAATTGAGCTACTTGTAACTTTAACAACTTGCGAAGTGGATTACTTGGGTGTAGCATTAAATCTAACTTATAATAAGCTTCAAATATCTTCTCCTCATTTTCTTCATCTAGAGATTTTTCAAATTCAGTTATAGCCTCTATGTACATTGGAGACCGTGTTTCATCTAACCCCATAACGTCTTCCAATATTTCCTCAACAGTCCATCCCTGAAATCCATATTGAACATTAGGTAGTTGTCTTACATATACATCCGCATCTTCATCGATTCCTAAAGCTATAAGTTCATTAATTGCTGCAGCTTGTACCATATGAGGACTATGTGTTGTTGCAATAATTTGAGCTTTAGGTAATATATGCTTTATTAAATAAATCATTTTCGCTTGCCACTGTGGATGTAAATGAAGGTCCAACTCATCGATTAGTATTAGCCCTTCATAATCTTGAACTTTAATACCACCATCGTTTTTAAAACGATACTCTATTTCTTTAATTAACCCATGAATAATATAGATACATGATTTGAATCCTGATGATAGATACTCAAAATAGATTTCACCATTTGAGGTACTTATAATTATATCGAATGTATCACTTTTAACACTACTAAAACGAATGCTATTATCTAAAATACCAAAACAATCTGTCGCAAGTTTAAAATTCTCTTTTTGTACTGTTGTTAATTCATTATCTACATGACTAAATAAAAAACGATGGATAAACCAATTCTTAAAGTCGAAAAATTGAATTCCATTCATAGAATCATCCAGAAATTTACCATCACTTGTTTCCGTATCTTTACGAAGAGAATCTAATTGCGTATAAGTGAATGATCTTTGAGCTTTGAAGACAATGACCTCTTTAGCCAAATTTGCATTTCCACCATGCCAATCCAGCGAATCATTTTCTTCATAATTCCTTAAAATACATGACTGTGTATGTATAGTATCTAGGAATGTTGAATAGCTAATTTCACAACTCCCCTGATCAAATTTAACATTTCTCTTAACCTTACTACGACTACCATTACTAAACATATGGCCAATACTTTCAAGAATTGTGGTTTTCCCTACACCATTTGGACCGCAAATCAAATTTAACCCCTCGTTAAAATTAAGTTTAAGGCTATTAATACCGCCAATCCCATCAATTTTTAATTCTTTTATAACTAACATTCAAGCAACTCCCTTTTTGTTGACTAATTACAAATGTTTTTCTCTTAATTCATTTATTACTACAACACCCGTCTTAATAAGGCTCAAGGTCAACCCTTTTTTTACATGCTATCCGTTTATTTATCTTTACAATTATTTACTCCACTCAATTTTATCATAAAATATTCCATTCCCCTATGGTTTATACTAAATAACATTCACCAAAAATAATAATGCCTTTCTTTTAATGATGAAGATCTTACTCCAGAACAAATAGTAGATATAGCACTAGCTTATAAACCAATACAGCTTTAGAATTTTTAATAAAATTTTACTCTTACTACATAAATAACAATAAAGTGAATGCTTTTTTAGATAAAACTTAAAAGATTTCTAAATTCAGCAAAAAAGAGGCAGAACTCGCACTCAAGTCCCGCCTCCTTTTTGCATTCCCTTATCTCACATACACATAGGCTTCATTTGCTGTTACATAGTATGTTTTGCCTTTGCTATTGTGTACTTTATATTGCGGTGAGCCATTTACATTTACTTTCACATCAATTGTAAATCCTAATCCTGCATCTACAGAACCAGCCACATCTTTATCCTGCCAAGATGGAGCATTATAGAAACGTAGATTGTTAACTTTTGAAACAACACGCTTTCCAACAATAGAAGAATCTACTGTGCTTTTCTTATTAAACTTCACATAAGATGGATCGTTCTTAATCCACTGATCTCCACCAAGATTTAACCAACCATCCTTTTCCGCCCACACAATATAAGATTCTGGTTTGTTTAATTGACGAATCTTAGAATAGCTTGTACCTGGTCCTTTACGTAAGTTAACGTTGTAACCTTCAATATAGGCGATACCGTCTGTTACTGCTGTTGGTACTTCCGCTGGTTTAGATGGTTTCTCAGGAACAGAAACATCCACACTAGAATTATTGTATGCTCGTTGTACATCTGCTCTAAATTGTGCTTCTGAAACGCCATGAGACTTTAAGTAATCAATTGGATCTTCATGATCCGTACCGCCAAGGTAATGAGTTACATCGCTATGTGTCCACAATCCTTTTTCTACAGATAACCCACGGTCACGTAAGATTTTAGCTAGTAATTTAACATATTTGTCATAGCTGCGTTTGAATTTTGTATAGTCCGCTGTTTCGCATAACTCAACATGTACAAATCGTTTATTAGCAGCAGGACCCCCGCCATAAGCAATGTATTTTTTATCAGCAATTTGGATTGTTTCATCCCAATCGACTGCATAGTGAACAAATGCATTTCTCCATGTTCTAGACTCATATTTTTGAATGTTAATAGCTGGAGCTTCTGGAGTTGCTGTAGAATGCGCTACAACACCCTCATAAGCACCTACACCATAACGGTATGGTTGTTTCGGTAAATCAGGAATAATAAGTGTTCGATCAGCAAAAGCACTTGTAGCAAAAGAAACAGCAAGTACTAGAATCATAAGTAACGAGGTAATATGTTTCATTGTCTTTTTCATTTAGCATCAACATCCTTTTTCATAATTTTTGTATGGTCAAATAATCCACTTGCTGATAGTCCAATGATGATTCCCTGGAATACATTTGTTTTGATATCTCCGCCCATAAATAAAACGCCTAGCATAATGCCAAGCGTTAAATTTAGTAATGGAACATATTTTGTTTGTAATCCAATTGTTTTTCCAATCTGTGAAAGACCTACTACAATTCCAATCATTACAGTAATTTCAAACATTACATACCACCTCCTTTCAAAAAGAAAGTGAGAGCTGCTCCAACAATTCCACCGACAATAAGTCGTAAAATCCAAGTAGTATTGGCGCTGATTTTATCTAACTGCTTGTTGATATTATCAATATCTTTCTCGTTACCTGTTGTTCGTATTTCTAATCCTTTAATCTCTAAACGAATGTCCTTGATCTCTTGCTTAATTTCTTGAACATCGTTTCTTACATCTTGTAACCCTTCCATTTTGACCACCCCTTTTTAGACAATAAAAAAAGACCAGCTTATGGCTGCTCTGATTTCTCGCTTATTAATTTTTGAACTAAATCTGTTAATGTAGTAACTTGTTCTTTCAGTTGTTTATTTTCTTCTTTAACTACATTTAACTCATCAGCATTTTTCTTAAACTGATCCTTTAACGATACGAATTCATAATACATCTGTTGGAAGGCTGCGATAAGAATAGAAACAGTATTATACAAATTGATGGCCCGTTTTTCTTTATCTGTAAATATAGCATCCGTATCGTCTGCAATCATACCGAAATACGTTTCAATTTCTTTTGTTGTATATGGTTCTGTTTTTTCTTCTGGCCTGTTCACACGCATTTGATACAGATCATACATATCGTCCTTGAAATTGTACTGTTTGATAGCTAAGTTCATGATTTTATCAAGAGCTGAGAAAGGAATATCTTTTATATTTTCTTTCATATTTCTAGCCGATGTAGTTTTAAAGGCTTTTGCCCACATATTTTGAGTAGCTATCGCATCCTCTTGCGCATATAGCGTTCTTAATTCTATATCTTTCCATCCCTGACCCTTCATATCTTTAATCTGCAAGCCATTGTTATAACCTTGTACAAAACTTGACCTTATCATTGCATTACCCATGATTAAATCATGATCGGTGGCGCCGTTTAAGAAATGTATTTTATAGTCACTGCCTTTTCTTTTGAAAGTAAACTGTCCCCAGTTATTTGTAAAGGCATGAGGCTCCGTTGTGGTCACGCTGAAGGAACCAGCTCCAGATGTCCATCCTTCAGATTCTATCTCAATATTATTCAAACATTTTAAACGTAACTTCCCATCTGCATATATGTCCATATGACCGCCATCATTTTGCAATTGAATATATGATGACCATATATTGTTCCCTTCAGCGTTTTCTCCTTTAGAGATTCCAAATTTAGCCCAAGCTTTAGAAGGTTGTTCGAATCCATTGATTCGCGGGATCGCTTGATACATATAGAACGATCCTGCACCCCTGTATTTAATATTGTCAGAACCAAGAACGAGTGAAGGTTGAATACTTCCATCTGTCGTCTCCATAAACCCAAAATAAGCACGATTAGCGCCACTTCCATACAAAGTCATGTCCTGTGCATTTAAGCGGATGTGGTTATTATTAGAACCCTGTGGTGCTGTTTTGATAGTAACTCCTACTAATTCTTGTGCTCTTAAGTGTTTTGCTTCAATGTATCCATCAAGATAAATTTTCCTAGCCTGAATCAATACAGCTTGAGCTGTTTGGTTAATTGCGGAAGCTATTTCACCAGCTTTAATTCTTGTGCTAATTTCATTACTCATTACAGATAACTGAGAACTATGAGATTCTACAATAGCTTTGCTTCCAAATGTACCGTCCGCTTCTGTTTTCGTGTAAACATTTGTAGCTTCTGCCTTTAAGTCAATTCGGTTAGATTGCTGATTGATTGTAGTTTCCATTTTAGAAAATTTACTATCAAAATCAGCAGTCGCTACTTTCTTGGCAATCTCACCAACAAGCTGATCATAGTTGGAATAGTCTTTCGGATTCTCCATGAAACTAGAAGGTGTAATACCTTGTTGTAATTGCGGTTGAGAAACCCAAAGTCTACCGTTTTTTCTAATAACCACTACGAAACGTATCGTAGTAACACCGGATACGGGAGCTGGCATAGTTACACTAATAAATTTCCATGATCCATTAGTCAGTAACGGTACAAGTTGTATAACTTTATTCGTAACCCAAGTAGAACCATTGTAAAATTCAATCATTACGAATGCTGTATTATCTATGGTAGCAACTGCATCTGTGTAGAACCATGCAGATAACACATAATCACCGGAGTTAGGAGATACAGGTAATGATTGATAGAAAGCTGCATTTCTGTCTACTGTCTGCCCGGACGATTCTAATTTAACGGAATTCATACCGTCATGGTTTCTCGCTGTTTCTGGCACAGCTGTAAAGTTACTGCCGTTTGGACCAACACTCCATTTAGAAATACTTGGTTTTCTGCTTGTTACAACTCCTGTAGTAGCGTTTATTACTCGGTCTTCAAATGCAGCATTAAACAGTAAGTTCGTACTTCCTAATCCACCTATATATTCTTGCATTTGAGTATCTGTTACTTTGGAGTTGATTTGATTATTCAACTGTGTGATATCACTCTTGTTTTGTTGTATAATTTCTCCTTGTTTGCCTTGCGTTTGAGATAGGGTTGTAATGGTTTGTGAATTAGAATCCGTTGTTTGTTTAACTTGATTCAAGGTAGTTTGCATTGTACCTTGGTCTTTTTGAACAGTTGATACAGTGGTTTTTACACCGTCCACACTTTTTTCAATCTCGGTTGTTTTCTTGGTGAATTCATCGGTTGTTACTTGATCTTGATAAGCTCGTTTGTATCCTGTCGCAATATTACCTCTTTCTATCTGTACGTTTTTGAAGTTAAGCCACGTGCCATTTGATGTTACTACGCGTCCGAAATAAATACGAAACATAATAGAAGTGGTGTCATTAGGGATTTTGAATGTGAAACTTCTTTTCTTCCAAATCTTCAATTCTTTGTAAAGTTCGCCAACAAATGCTCTCCAGTTATTACCCTCTGTATTTGTTGCGTAGAACATTTCAAAGTGATAATCGACTGACTCACAATTGATATCAGCAGAGATGGTTACTTCTTTACCAGGTTCTAAACCGTGTAATGATTTCTCATAACCTCCAATTTGGTAAAATGCATCTGTATGTCTGTTACATTTAATAGCAAGATGTTTTTCATAGTATCTAATATCATCAACACCACCAACTTGACTTTCGCCTGGCTGGTCAAACATTCGAGGTTTTTCGTTATCACAAGATGAATTGATAACAAGGTTGTTAACTCCAATATCAATATTCTCAACTTTACTATTAATTTGTTCCATTCGTTCTTTGGTACGTCCAGCTTCTTCTTTAATTTCAGTTGTTGTTTTCTTAAGCTCACTTGTTGTTTGCTGCACATCAGAAATAGTCTTCTTTGTGCCTTCTACGGTTTGTTCGACTGTATTTAATTTATTACTGATTTCAGTATCTTTCTTAGTTAACGATTCAATAGAAGTCTTAAATCCATTTGCGTTTTGCTCTATTTGAGTTACTTTTTTATTAATATTACCTTGTTCATTTTGTACATCAGAAATTGTACGGCTCACACCTTGTAAGCTTTCCTTTACTTCGTTGAATTGTCCTGTCGCTTGCCCCTGTGCTTCTTGAACCTTTTGATTTAATTCTGTTTTAGCTGTTTCAATATCTTCCTTAACATCTTTAATACTTTGCTTTAATGGTCCTGTATCTGGAGTAACTCTTTGCCATTGACCACCTTTCCAAAGTTTCTGCACCTTATTTTCAGGATCAGAACTGTCTATCCACAAAGTTTTCCCATCACGTAAATTCTCAGTAGGAGCTGTTGGTTGTTCAATAATATCAACCATGTTCTGCTCTATATATTTCTGCGTTGTTTCTGCCAAATCTTTTGCTGTTTGACTATCTTTTTGTGCCTGATCAGCTTTATCTTTAGCATCAATGATGTCTTTGTTTTGGTCATTTACTTTCTCTTTTAATTGGTCAAATAATTCTTGTGGAACCTTGTCATACAATGAACTTAGTATCTTTTGGTATAATCTACGTAGCTCATCATTTTGATCGACGATTTCACGATAATCACCAAATTCATAGTTATCTTGTGTAGGATCCTTAAAAGATTCATCACCAGCAATAGCTCGCGCTTCAAGATATAACTTAGGTGTAAACCCTTCATCTATAATTCGGATTGTATCTCCTTCATTGATTTCTTCATGTGATAAACCAGGTACTCTTGCTATATTTTGTGCATCGACTCCATAAGAAACGGAAGCATTCACAAGCTTACTCATTTCCGTTTTCATTAAAGTTAAAAGTCTTTCTGGAGACATATTTTGATTGTCTGTTTGTGGAGTATAGAAAGCGAATTTATGTTTTCCGTTCTCATTCCAGCGTTGGTAAGCTGCATCATCCACAAGATAAGGAACACCCTTATTTATGGATGAGATTGTAATAAATTCTCCATTTTCTTTTTTTACAAAACCTAATAATGCTGTACAAATGTTTTGAGAATTCTCGATACGTTTAATTCCTATTAAATCTTTACCAAAGATTACTTCTTTTCTTGTATCTCGTCCTCGTCTCTTAACCATATCCACATAACGACCAACAATTTTAGAACCAACAACTTCAGCACGATATTGAATTTCTAATTCAAATGAAGCGGCAATTTTCTTAAGTAAATCCAATGGATTGGTAAATTCTTCAATTACCATTGAATGCGCTCCGTCATGTTCCGTTTTACCTATTTTCCACTTTGTCCCTTTAAGAGCTATTTCCATACATTGTTTCAATGTTTTACTTTCTATTTTTTGTGGCTCGATAATTCCTGATTTAGCAAGCTGAATCCATTCGCCAGATGCATAAACCATTAATGATCTATCTTTAGAATCTTTTTCCGTTTCTGTAATGACATAAGGAACGATTCTACCGCCACGTACTTCTTTTAATACTAAATTTTGCTGTACAAGTGTTGCTGCATAATCTGTATTCTCGAATACCCTAAATTCTAGTGTATCGATATTATTCTTAATTTCCCAATGACGTTTATCATCCCAATAGTCCTTAGGCTGTACAGCTGAAACGATTTGATTTGTTTTAAAGTCAACGACATGTAAGTCTCCACTTGGTGTACTCATCTAAATCGCTCCCTATACTTTAACTTTGCTATTCCTACATTTGCTGGACGTATTATAACTTCATTTTTTCCTCTTTTTATAACAGGGAATGAACTAAATATATCTTTTAGTGCAATTGCATTTGTTCCATTGATTGTTACTAACGATCTTTCTGTGTCTATTTGAATTTTATCTCCTATATCAAAAATATAAGGTGTTACATCTTTATCAAAATGATTAATCTTGTAAAACTTAACGTCTTCAACAAATGCGACTTCCATCGCATCATTATTTCCGTATTTAGTAACTGCTACAGCTATTTTCTTTGGCTTCATACTTGTATATTTTGATGTATTACTTACGTCTATCCAATAATCTAATTCAGTATCGTTATCAATCTCTGTATTCATTCTGTATTTAGATGCTTTAGCAAACCACTTGTTGCCCTCGCGTTTCATTGACAAATGACCTCTAAAGTCATTGAACGATCCTTCACGAATACCACCTGTAGATTCGATAATTCTATAGTTATCTTTATTGACTTCAGATTCCATCCAACCTACACCAACTCTAGCGTTAATGTTCTGCATGGTATTGTAGTAATCTGTTAAATCTAGCATGGTCATAACTTCGTCATTGTCTCCTAGAAGGAATACAGCTACAGAGCCCATCTGACCAACTCTATTAGAACGTATTGTGAATTGACAATCTAAAATAAAATCAGTAGCATCTTGAGGAATTGCTCTAGTCATTACAGGTCCATGCCAAGCGGTACCATTACCATAATCTTCAGCATAGAATGCGTAACCTTGCCATATTTTAAAACTACCTGCGGGCTGAATATAACCGATTTTTTGAGTATACGGTGTCCATTTAGTTAAGTCAGTCATTTCATCCCATAAAATACGTTCCTCTCTAGACACCACAACCGTCTGTACTGGAACTGGATAACCTAGCCTAAAGTATTCGTCGCCATTCCATACATCAAGAAAAGGACTCTTTGCTCCTACAGTTATATCAATAATTGGATTAGACTCTACAGATCCTTTGTTAATAAAGTTAGACTTTAAATCACTATTCTCAATAGCAAGGGTTTTACTTTGTATAGGACCTAACTTATATGGCATTGGGCAAATGAACGTAAGAGTTCCTATTCCAAGTGTTACAAATTCATCTGGATCAAAACTATCATCCACAACTGCTAAATATGTTCTATTTGGTTCTACATCAAAAATAAGCTCTACTGGTTGATCCGTTATTAACCAACTTGCAATTTCTTCTTTTACCATTTCTAAATCTGCATCATCAGGAACTATGATTCCTACAGGAATTGATAAAACACGCATTTCTGTTTGTGTATTTAATAACCTCGCCCCTGGATATCCTGGGGTACTTAGGAAATTCCGTTTCAATGGTGCCCAAGTTGGTCTTTTCCAACCTTTTGCAATTTGAATATAATTTTTACGTTCATTGTTAAATTTGAAAGAGCTCATTTTGACACCTCATTTCTTTATAAAATAAAAGAAACCCAAACCTAAAAGTCTGAGTTTCTCTTTTCTTCTCTTTCTTGATACTCGGTTGTATATCGATAAGTACCACGCGCTACATCTCGCCCTTCTAAAACAACAGGGACTTCCACAACTAAATCGCCACCAAGCATTGGAATTACTCCGCCTCCAGATGATCCGAAAGAATTATTAATTACTTGATTTGATACACTATTTGTCATGGCTTGTCTGCTGTTTGACATACTTCCATACACACCACTCATGACGGTCTTTAATCCTGCTAATTGGCTTGCGGAACTAGCCATCATACGGCTCATATCGTCCATTAATTGATTTATTTCTCCTGATATAGCAAATTGTTGTCTTGGCATGGCTGCTACGATTCCTGCGCCAATATCTCCAAGTGTCTTTTTATTTAAAGGTAAAACCGCTTCTTTTCCAGCTTCACCTGCACCTTGCAAGTTCCCACCATTCATTCCAAATATAGTCGGTTTAGTGAAGATACCACCTTTTGCACGCCAATCTATATTAAGTCCAGAAGGGAACGTAACATCCTTCCCTAAAATATTTTTCGTACTAGTTTGCAAGCTAAAGTGTGGAAGTGGTGGCATTTCAGGTTTAGGAATCTTTAACTTCAAATCACTAAAGAAGCTCTTAATCTTCCCAATAAATTTTTCTACACTGTCAACTGCATCTTTAATTGGATCAATTATAAAGCGTTTAGCTGCTTCGAATTTTTCTTGTGCAGCATTCTTTACGGAATCAAATTTTTCCTTCGCTGAATTATATAAATCAGTAAATTTTTGTTTGGCTGAATTGTAAGCTTCAGTTACTGGATCAATCACGTATTTCTTTGTCAAATTCCAAGCTGTTAGCGTATAGGATTTTATAGTTTCCCAGTTTGATAATATCCAATTAGCCAAATCTGAAAGTTTTTGCTTGGTTGTATTCCACAAGTCTTGAACAGGTTGAATAACATATTCTTTTACCAAATTCCAAGCTGCAAGAGTATATGATTTAGCAAGTTCCCATTTCGAACTTAACCAAGAAATTAAATCGCTAAATTTTTCTTTTACAAAGTTCCAAGTATCTAGGACAGGTTGAATGATGTATTGTTTAAATAATCCCCACGCAACTTGTGCCACCGCTTTTGCAATTTCCCATTGTGTACCAAGCCACGTAACTAATTCACCAATTTGTTTACTCACCCAATTGTAAGCTTCTTGGATTGGTTGAATAATATACTGACTTATCGCTGCCCATGCAATTTGCACTCCCGCTTGGATTAATAACCAACCAGCCTCAAGAACCGTAGAAATCAATGAAATGATAGGGTCTAAGACCGTAAGTACAGTATTCCACGTTTCCTGCCAAGCTTGTACGAGTGCCCCCCACAATTCAGAAGCTGTTGTAACTAAAGATGACCACCAAGAAGAAGCCGTTTCAACAATTCCGGACCATAAACTACTAAAGAATTCACCTATCGGATCAAAGAAACTATGCATCATTTCAGTGAATAAAGCCCAAGCTCCAGAAAAGAATTCAACAATAGAATTCCAGGTATTACTACATATCTCGCCTATACCTGTCCATAAATCGCTAAAAAACTGACCTATCAGATCAAAGAATGAGTGCATTGTTTCTAAAAATGAATTCCATGCTTCACTAGAGGATTGAACGATGCCATTCCAAAGTTCTATTAAATATTCTTTAATAGAATTCCACATATCTATAGTCCACTGTTTTATAGAATCCCAATTTTTATAAATAGCAATTCCTAGAGCCACTATAGCTGCGATAATAATAGGGACAATTGCAACAAGTCCGGCTGCTGCTAAAGCTCCAATTTCAAAAAAGCTCATGACTGTCATGACTATAGGAGCAAGCGCCATAATTGCACCTGAGATTATACCAATAGCCATTGCGACAGCTGTTAATGTGGCTGCTAACTTTGGATTGTTTGAAACCCATTCAGCTATTTTGGAAATGACATCTGCTATGACACTAAGAACTGGCTGAAGCGCAACTTGTAAATCCTGCATCGCTTTTTGAAATTTAACTGCTGGATTTGCATCCATTTTCTTAATAGAATCATTCAGTTTATCTTGTTGCTTCCCAAAATCAACTGTTTTCTCTTTCGCACCTAGCAAAGTATTAATGATGTTTTGTCCTTGATCTTCGTACATTGTCATTTTGTTATCGTAAAGGCTTTTTATCCTCTACTTCTTGCACTTCACATTAATGCAAGCTCGGCATACGTTTTCACTTATAAAGAAGTGTCGCGGTCTCGTGGAGGGATTATATCTTTTCACCCTCTATGCTCTGCCCCTGACTATACTTTGTATAGCCTTCGGTTCAAATTAGGATTCGCACCCTCTTTGCTTTATACCGCGATTTTACTTCGGCACAATTCATCATCTACCGAAAAACTTAACACCTAATTCATTACGCTTTGTTTCATCCTCAACTTCTGATAAAGCCTGTGCAATTTCAGTCATTGCTGCCGATCCACCTTTACCACCTTTAGCTACTGCCTGACCCCATTTTTCAACTTGTTCTGCTGAAATTTTTGTGCCTTCAAGCGATTCTTTCATAGCTTTATCGACACCTTGACCGAATTCAGCCGCTTTTATACGACCTTCTTTCAGTCCATCTAGCAAATTATCGATATTCCAGGTTCCTGTTTCAACCCCAGCTGCCATAATAGCTTGCACTTCTTCAGCATTGTATCCGGCCCGCGTCAGCTGACCACCATATTCAGCAATAATATCTAATTGTTCCGGTGGAAAACCCATTTTTAATAAGGCATCAGCCATACCGAGAGCGCCTTCTTGTGAAATACCTAATTCATTACCGATTTCATTTGTTTCTTGAATTAATTCAGTAAAATCTATGCCAGCATAAGCATTAGAAATAACAGCCGCACTCTTTACGAAAGAAGCATTTGCTTCATCACTAACATCTTTATTCAAAGCCCATTGTCTTCTTACACCCTCAAGTGCTTCTTCTGCATCTAATCCATAGGCTGAAATTCCTCTCACAGCATCCTCTACTGATTTTTTTGAGGACTCAGGAACATCAAATCCTATTTCAATTTTTGTTTTTAACTTCGACATGTCCATTGCTTTTTCAATTGCAGTTGCAATTCCGCCACCAGCTGCTAACCCACCGATAACATTTTCTAATCCTACTTTTAATCCTTCAAACTTTTTCTCAGTTCTTCCGGCTTCTTGTTGTAAATCTCTTAATTCATTTTGCACTTGCCGTATTGAGTTTCCAGCATCCACAGATCGGAGTGCTCGTTGCAATTTATCAATATCTGTTCCTGCCCCTAATGCTTCACGACCGATAATCCCAATTGCTTGCTCTAACTGACGACTTGTAGCTGTTCCATTTCGAATTGCATTCACAAGTCGATTTCCTAATGCTCCTGCAAAATCATCAACGCTTTTTCCTGTAGCTCTAAACAATGTTTCTAATTGCCTTGTAGAACTCGCTACATTCTCTTGCTCAGCTTTCATGTTTCCGAGTTTATTTTTCAGACCATTAAGCGATCCTTCTGTAAATTCAATTTCACGCCTGAATGCACGATATTGTTCTTCAGAAATTTTACCGTTTTGAAATTGAGCTTGTACTTGTTGTTCCGCTGCTTTTAATTTATCTAGCTTTTGTGTTGTATTTTCAATTTGTTGTGTAAGTAACTGTTGCTTTTGAGAAAGTGCCTCAATATTACCAGGATCAAATTTTAGTAATCTTTCAACATCTTTTAGTTCCTTAGCTAAAGAATCGCTTTGTTTATTAACATCTTTTAGAGCGTTTTGTAACGGTTGAGTGTTACCATTAATTTCAATCGTAATCCCTTTAATTCTTCCTGCCATTTTCTCACCCCTTTCTTAGAATGAATCGAAGTCTTTTTGACCTGCTTTTCTAACTTTTTCTTTATCTGGATTCTCTAACTCAGCAAATTCAGCAATGTAATCAAAGCAATCACCAACGGTCATTTCTTCTAAGTCACCTTGTGTTAAATTTGCTTTATAACAAAGAGCAAGAAACAATTCAGTGGTAAATTCTTCATCACTGAATGTCCCTTGCTCTCCATTGTTTTTCTTTATTTTTTTTTTGCTCCCATAGTGACCTGAACTAATTCCATGACTTCTGGCATAATTTCTTCAATCGGGAATTCTTCAAATTCATCTAACCACGTCATAGGATCAGGAATATTTGGATCAGCCGTTTTAGCGTATAACCAAGTTAAGTCATAAATAAGTTCAAAATCTACATTACTTAAATCAACATTAGACATATCAAGAGGTTGTTGTGAACCATCTGGTGAAGTTAACGTACTAATAGCCCCTAAACCCATCAAATCTGCAAATAAATTACGTCTAAATTGTGCTTTATATCGTTTAACTGTTGCTGCTGTAGCTTTTAATCTAACTTGTTTTCCATCTATTGTAATTGTCTTTTCCATTCACTTACGCCCCTTTTGGTAATGCAGGTACTTTTGTATAAACTTTTTTGTACCAATTATCATAGATTTCTTGTTTTGATTTAGTTGTAGTTTTCGTTTTAACCATACGTTTTCCATTAATATCAATAGGGCTTGATACAAATTTAAGCTCATTTGTATTTGGCTCCGCTGAATTAGTTTTTGTTTTAGATGCAATCGTTGGACGACTTGCTGAACAGTTAAACATAACATGTCGAGTCGCTCGTACATCGCCATCAAATTCAAACAATAAAGCAAATGGTTTTCCTTTTGCGTCAGCTAATTCATTTAATACACCGTCTTCTGTGTCTAATTCCTCTCCTAATGCATCAACTGCAAATTGCTCTGGAATAGTCGCAATAGATAGCGTCCCATCATAACCTTGGTTATTACTTGCTGCATAGTAAAGCATGTCATCAGCATAGAACTCAATTAAATCTCCTCGTGGATCAAAAGTTAATTCAACCGCACCTGGTAATCGAATCGGTGTACTAAATGTAATTGCACCATCTTTAATTTCATAGAGTGCATAATGGACATTTTTCAGACCGAAAGCTACTTTATTTTCATTCATTTATATCAACCTCGTTTCATATATTTTTTGATACATTTTTTCAGATTCAATAAAAGTCCCATACGAGTCATAAGGAATTTCATGATTGTCTAGGACTTTTTCAAGTTTTTCTTCTGCAACTAAATCTTTTTTAGTTGTGTAAAGTTCAATATTTGCATCGTCTATCTTGTGATACACCTTATTATCAGCCATTAAATTTGCTGATCCATCAACAAGGATACAAATATAAGGTGGCGCTGGTACTGATTTCCCTGGCGTTGCAATGAAATGCCAATAAGCCACAGGATAACCTGTAGCTTCAAGGATTTTTATTAATTCACCTAATGTCATTATTCAAGCGACCTTTCAATACGTCTTGGCAACTCATTAATTACATACTCTTCAACTGGACGAATATGAACTTGAGCCGGAACACGTCCACCACCAACTCTCGCATGTCCCTTTTCTAAAAGGTGTGTTAATTGTCCTTGAGTATTATGAATAACAACACCACTATCTTCTTTTTTCTTACGCCACCCTTTACGATAAGCACCTGTTTTTTTAGGACTGCTTTGTTTTAATTTATTCACAGCAACATCAGCAACTTCTTCTTGCGCCGTCAGTAATTCTTCTTCCACAACATTTGCATATCTTTGCAATTCTCTAGCAAGTTCGCTCGCAAAAACATTCATATTAAACATGCTCCTTTGCGATAATAGTCAATGTTTGATACATTTCATCATCATTCATTGGCGGTTCGATAATGTCAAAGATACGACCTTTCATATTGATTCGCATTAATTCTGTAATACCTGTTGTATAAGGCATCACAAACCGATAAATTCGTGTAGATTGTGATGCCGAAGCTTCAATGTACTCCGAACCTTTTACCGTTTTTATCATTGCCCATGCTTTTTTTACTTCTTGCCAATTACCTGTTTCAACTTCTTGATTTAATTCATCTTTTATTACTTCAGGTTGTTCAATGATAATTCGATTTCTACAATCGCCTGTATTCAGTGGTTTCTTGTAATGAAAAGGACGCATATTAATCACCGTCCAATTTAATTTCTTCGAATGCTTTATCAATACCTAAACTATTAATTTGACTTAAAAAATTCTTGTCAAAATACTCTAATGCATCGTTATAAACATAACGAGAACGTTCAAAGACTAATTCTTTGAACTCCTCGTCTTTATTTAAATCATAGTTCCCACAAACCCTAAGTAATGCCTTGTTAGACGTAGAAAGGATGCGCTTTAGGTTATCATCTTCCTCATCACCTAAATGCATCCTCTCTTTAAACTCCTGTATAGTTACATCTGAAATTACTGTATCCATTCACATCATCCTTGTGTCGGTGGCTTTACTTCTTCAAGTTTCAATGTATAAACTTGTGAAGTGTATTTATCCTTCGGCTTACCTGTAGCGTGTTGTTTGGCAATATAAAGTGTTGCATCTTCTAAAGCGAGTGTTTCATTATACTTTTGGATTGGCTCCGTTCCACCCATCGCTGCAATGTACTCCCCTTTAACAAAAAACACCACTTGTCCTTGAGGTACAAATACAGATTCTGTTGGGATTGGATTAAAAGGTAAGCTCGTTACATATACACCTGCCGAATTTTGAGTTGTAGCATTTGCTTGAATATCAAAAGTATCGAATGGATTTGTTACCATAACTACTTTACCAGCAATATTTTTAGGTCTATCTGCATCTGTTTTACCATCAGGATTTAATTTTTTAGCCAATAATTTAACCACGCCTTTTAATTCATTAATTGTTTTACGACCTGGTTCAAACGTTAAAGTTCCTGCTGGCTTTTTATCTGGATATACTCCATTCACTACACTTCCGCTAGGATCTTTTAATAACCCAATTGGTTCTTCTTTACCTGTCCCTACTACAAAACCACGCTCTAAACCTACTGACATCGCTTCTGTAATCATAGTACGAACATATCGTTCCACCCATACTGGACCAAGCTTCAACATATCATTTGCTAATGGAATAAATGCTGTTAATTTCAGTTGAGTAATTGACTCTTTTCGGAATGTAGCATTTAATTGTCCTTTAATATCACCAAATAACGGCCCCCATACAGCTGCACCCTCTGGATCTCCATAAATAAATTCTGTCACGGCTCCTAAATTCTCTAAACCGATATGCTCTAGCAACGGATGACCTTGAACTAAATCATCAAAAATTCTCTCTTGTGTTGTTTTAGGTAAAGTCTCAGTAGATTTAAAACCACCTTCTTCAACAACGGCATTAAAGAACTTCATTTCTTCACTTGTTAGTACATTAGCACCGCGAGATTGCATAATAGAACGATCTACCATTGATTCATTCACTTGATTTAAAATATCTGCTCGTACATCTGTAGCAAGTGCTTCAATCATGGAGTTTAATGCTACTGATTGTTCTTCTGCTGTACCATCCTGTGTTGCTTTTGCAAAAGCTAGTTTTTTCTCTTCGAAATTATTAAACTTAATAACCATATTTTATTTTCCTCCTAAATTTAAAAAGAGCGTACTCAAATTCTGTTTCGTATGAACAGGCTTTTGAATAGGCTCTTTTGGATTTGTATTTGTTTGTAAATCATTCAGAATTTCATTTTTCAAACCTGACAATGCTGCATTTAAATCTTCTTTTGTAATCCCTTGGCCTTTGTTCATGGTTCCATTTCTAAAGCCATCGATTACTTTCTGTGGAAGCATGGCAGCAGTAGAAGCTGAAGCTGTCATTTTTACCTGATTATCCATAAACATAATTTCATCCACAAAATTATTTTCTAACGCTTGTTGTGGACCCATCCACGTTTCTTCAGCCATCATATTAAGTAGTTCTTCTTCTGATTTACCGCTTTTAATGACATAGGCGTTTACAATTGCTCGATCTGTTGTTTTTAGCATTTCGGCAGCCTTTGACATATCGCGATGATCTCCACCATTCCACATTGAAGCGTTATGAATCATGATTTGTGCAGTTGGAGAAATTCGGACTTTGTCAGCAGCCATTGCAATAACAGAAGCCGCACTTGCAGCCAAACCAACAATTTGAACTTCCACATGACCAGGATAATTTTTCAACGCTGTGTAAATCTCTGAGCCTTCGTGTACATAACCACCAGGACTATTAATTGATACAACTAAGTCATCGCCATTTGCATCTTCAAGCGCTTTTGAAATCTTACCTGGGCTAGCAGCATCCATTTCAAACCAATCATAAATCCAAACTTCATCATTTGAAATAATCGGTCCTTTAACGTCAATTTTCACCGTCATTTTCTTTCTCACTTCCTTCAGATTCATCTAATTTTGTATAGTTTTTCGTAATATGATGGATATTTAGATTCGGATCATCTGACTCCTCATAATCTACTTCTGAACGAATTTCATTTCCTGTAAATGCACTTGAAGAAATGAGTTTATCAATACTTGTCGCAAGATCAAATATACTTTGATAGGAAACAGCCTTAACCTCAATTTTTAGTCCTAAAAGATATTCACTCATTTCAAAGAATTTAACGTTCGCTTCATCAGATAGCTTTTTTAATAATGGTCGTACTGTGAAAAGCATATAATTTTTCGTTTGCTTTTCTACATCAGCCATTTCTCCATATATCAGAGCTACAGGAATACCAATTGCCATAGCGACTTGATTCAAGAAACCATTTGTTACTTTATTGATTTCTTCCACACTTGGACCATTTGCAACTCCATTATATATCTCGTTGTAATTAATACCCTTTTGTTGCGGAACAATAGCAATATCCTTATTACCAAACGCTTGATACATATCATCAATAAACTTTTGTAATTTCGCTAGGTTCTCTTCGGTTTTAGAACCTGTCATTTCCATATCAACTGTTCCACGAACTTGATTTTTCCGTTTTTGAGAGTTTAATATCCTACCAAATAAATCACCATAATCTGCAAATAACCCATCAATAAGTGGGGATAATTTATCATTCCGATACTTTAAATGAATAACTTCGCTTTGTTTAAAGCTTCTCTTAAACGTATAATCTTTTACCCTTACATCCGTAAAAGTATCTTCAAATACCGCATACTCATTATGTTGAAATCCATCTGCGATAAGTAAATCACCATCATCTGCTTGTATGACTAAACACTCATTATCATAAATAAGTTTGCGAACAAACCTTTCCCAAAAGGTACTTGCGGTCATATTCTTGTTTGGTCTTACGTTTAATCGATAATAAAGCTCATCCTTCTTAAATGCTTTACCATTTCTTACTCTAAATTCAGATTGACTAATCGTTCTTCCTAAAAATGAGACACATGTATCAATCGCCAAACGTTTCATATGAAGCCTGTTTGCTGTATCAGTAATTATGTCCAGGTCCAACATGAATTCTAGTTCTTTATTTCTTTTAAATACTGAACCTAACCACCCAATGATTATCACCCCCTTTAAAATTTGATACTATCGAGCATAAACTCAACTTCTTCTTCAAGAATGTTATCCGCTTGCCATAATGCATGGATAAAAGCTTGAAATCCATCTGTTTTTCGTTTGAATTCATCTTTTTTCAAATATTCTTTATTGCCATCTTTTTTAATATGAACATAGACGTTATTTGTGTACCAACGCATTAACGGATTATCGCCAAAGATAATACGGTTGTTCGCAAATAATGTTTCGACCCTTGGCGCTAATAATGAATGAATAGCTTTTGGATTACGAATATACAACAATGTAAACCCTTCTGCTTCAAGTGCTGTTTTAACAAGATCTAAACGGAATGTATCTGCAACAATCGTATTCACACCATACAATTCACGCATTCTTACGAACCAATCCACAATGTGAGAGATATTAATTACAGGTTCATCCACAATTGTTAATAATCCATTTTCGGCCCACTCAAAAATAGGTGCTTTTAATTTCACCTTGTCCAAGAAACCTTTACGTACAAATGAATGACCTTTCCAAATATAATCTTCACCATGTTTAAATAGTAAACCGACAGCCGCGAAGTCCTTAATACTGGCGAAATCGAGTCCTCCCACAGCTACTTTATGTTTTAAATCAGGAATCTTTCTGAGAGTTTCTCCATCTTCTTCAAAACCAGTACGCATTATTTCTTCCCAAGTAGCAACAGACTTTGTTAAATCTACTTCTGGTAAATTCATTCTTTTAGTCATGAAGTTTTCTCTGTTAGATGGATCATTTTCAAGGTTTTTATATTGTCTCATAACCTTTTTGAACAACCCTCTAGCATATTGACTCATAGGCTTACTAAACATTGGATTTGCTTTTTCCCACATCTCTGGATTGTCTACTTCTTCAGCGTTATCAAGCTTACAAATAAAAGGGAACAACCTATCTTCTTTTTCTTTACCTTTCAGGATGTTCATTGCTCGTTCTTTCATCTTGTCAAGGTAACCTTCACGAACAAAACCATCTGTGGTAATAAAAAATTCCCTAGAGTTAGGAACTTTACCTAAACCACTAGAGAATACTTCTACAACATCGCTATTTTCATATCTGTGTATCTCATCATAAATGACACATCCATCTCTTAATGAGTCTTTACTTCCTGCATTTGATGTATGAAATTCAAACGTCGAACGAGTCGCTTTATTCGTTATCAATTGTTTAGTTGATACAAATAGCTCGTCTAATATTTCATGCTTTTTATTCTTTTCATAAACATCTATAAAAGAAGTTTTAGCTTGCCTTTCTGTATTAGCAACTACTGATACATTATAATGCTCAATACCGTGCAATTCGCTAATAAAGAAGTGTGTCAATGCACTAATCAATCCATTTTTACCAGCACCCCTTGCCATCATCCAGAAGTGTTGATCAAAATAAACATCTTCATATTCATCAAACAAAAACACAAATGCTATTAAAAATTTTTGAAAGGAATTTAATTTGAAATGCCACTTTTCTATGAAAGTTACACATTTATGAATTAAATCCATATCGAAATGTAGATCATTACGGGTTAGTATATCTTGCTTTAAATAATGAATAAGCATGATGCGTTCTTTATTTAATACTACTGTTCCCGTTTCATATAGTTCTATATATTCACTTACACACTTATGAACAATCATATTAAATCACTTGCCGAATACTTCTTAATTTCTTTTTTATTATTTCCTTCTGGCAACAAATCTGTTAGCTGTTTAATGACCCTTTGATATGATTGATCACGGGTATTATATAGCCGGGCAACAGGCCGTTCTCTTTCATACGGCTCTGTTTTATCAGATTGTGAGAACATTTCATAATCACCATTCTCAGATATATCCATCCACATCTCATTCAATAAAACTCGTAATCTTGCTGCCTGAATAATTAACCCTTCAACTACTTTCAACTTACTAGGTGGGATTTCTTTAAATAGTCTTTTCAAACGATTTTTTTCTTTGTTAACTAGCACCTCACGCTCATCAATGTCCGCCATAATATCACCTCGATTCAATCATATTTTCATACTGGGTAGGGGTCCTATGCGATATGGCTCAAAAATCTGGAAAAACGACCCCCTCCTCCGGTGCCCCTTAGGCGAAAAAGAGCCGGATTCTCGAGCCGGGGGGTATTGTTTCTGAATCATTTTTACCACTTTTCATCGTTTTCCCATTTGTTGATTTTCTTTTTGAATGTTCTACCGTGTTCTTTATTGTGGCAATCCACACAGATTGTTTCGAGATTATCCATTTCTAATGCAAGTTCTGGATGATGTTCTAGTTCTTTTATATGATGGACAACGAGTTGAATCTTCTTACGCTTTGCACTCTCACTGTATTCATTCGTATCTGTTTGTACTCGACCATTGCGCTTACACTCTTGGCACTCATTGTTGTCACGCTTCTTTACTTGTTCGCGTATACTCTTCCACTCACCACTGTCATAGAACTTACGCTTCTGTTGTTTGGTTTTGTATTCTTTCATTGCTCTCCACCGATTTACTTTCTTCTAAGAATGAATAGATAAGCTTACTAATTAAACTTATATCAGCTTCTTTCTTCACCTTTCTTGTTGTCTTATCAGCTAACGCTTCCACTTCTTTAATTACTTGTGGTATCTTCTCTACTTCAACATACTCTTTAAATTCTTCCCCTTTGATACCTGAAAGTATTGAACCAATAGCAATTGCTTTCTCAAGTTTAGTTAATTGCATCTATGCTCACTCCTTACGCCCTAGGAATTAGGAATTCATCTATTGCTTTATCCAGTACATTTATAAGCGCTTCTCGTACTTGCTTCGGTGTCATATCATCATTCATTTCGTTATGCAATGCTACAGCCTTCTCTAATTTTTGTGGATCAATGTGTTGCTTTGCTAACTCCACACCGATAACATTATTGATTAACTTACCGATAATAACTGTTTGTTCTTGTTTATTTAGTTTCATTTTTCATCCTCCTCCAAAATAACTTTATTTTAGTCTTGAAATTCTCTAAAACTCGATGTATTATATTTTCGGGTCTTGCTCCATAAATCATTATCAGGAGAATCTGCATGTTTGCAGGTTCTTTTTTTGTAAAATAAAAAAGCAGCTGTTAGGCTACTTTAAGTTCATCTTATCACCAAATAAAATGATATATATATTCTCCCGTTATACTTTCATCAACTCCTGCAACCCTAGCAAATCTCATGATGTCCGCCCCCTGAACGAAATACATCGTTAGCATGACTGGTACCCGTGACCACATAAAACGATAAAGCTCATTCACTCTTTGCCTGGTCGTAACAATCAAATCATTTGCAGGTCCATTAATTCATACAGTTGTTCTAACTGAAGTAAACGGAAGATCTATCCCATTAACAACTACTCTTGCCACACTTTGAGTTATGTCCACATTGATTACCCTCCAGCATCCTAAGAATCAAAACTGTTTCTATCCCCATATTTACATAAGTATTCTTCGCTATAATAAATGTTTAAAGTGAATTTTCATCTACAAAATAAAAAAGCACCCCAATGGATGCTTTTCTTACAAATATTCATTTATGCTTCAATTGTGGTACGTGAAGTTTTATTCTTTTTCCAGTTACCTAATGTTTTTGCACTCATCTGCACCTATATTATTAAGGAACTGGAAGAAGAGCAAAAACTCTTCCCCGTTTACACAACAGATTTTGACTTCGGAATTGAGAACAAGAAACAACATCTCATTTAATCCTCTACCATCACCCATAGCCTAACAATCCATTTGAATTATAAAGGAACGTGAAAAATGTTTTCCGCCACTTCTCACAATACAAATATATCACGTGAATTCCAAAACAACCGGCACATTTCCTGCCAAAAAGCGGTCACGACTCTGCCACTTATTTTTATATTCTTCTCTTATTTATTTTATCTTAATGACTTACCCATATCTTATATTTTGTTTAACCGCTTAAATCTTTCAACCTCTTTATATCATTAACTTTGTAACGTTTTATATTTCGAGTTACACAATTACTACGATTTGATTAAGTGCATTTATATGAATATTATTTTTAAAGATTTACAAAAGAAAAAGCACAAATCTATTTTCATAGATTTTGTGCTTTTCTCTATTGCTCAAGATATTTAATTTGTAAATATTCTATTACTATTAGAAAACTCTAACTTTCCATCCGTACTCTCCACCTCTTGTGTCTGAAGGAGAAAAGATTTTCACTTTATATTTTCCATATCCATAAGAGTTTAAATCTACATTTAATTTGTAGTTAACAGCTCCTGAAGCATAAACCTTAGAAGGGGACAGTGTTTTCCCATTTGGTGTATACACTTTGAATTGCAAGTCAGTATTTAATACCGTATTATCTAACCAAAAATTAACTTCATCCCCCATGCTACTTTTAATATTATACGTTATATCTTGACTTGTCCCATTATTAGGAAAAGAAAATTCTCCTTCATCAAGAATAACTGCACCAGCAAGAGTTTGAACATTAGAAATAGGTTTCTCCAATTGCGCTGCACTTACATTTGTTGATGTTAACATGCTTAAACCACCTAATCCAATTGTGGCAGCTAGTGCGATTCCTACAAATTTTTTCATCTTTTTCATTTTAAAATCCCTCCATATTTAATTGTTGAAAGGCTTATTTCCCTTTACAACTCACAGTTTAAGGATTACCAACAAAAGAGTAAATATATAAAATATTACAAAATATTACATTTTTCTTGAGTTTCGTATATTTATCGATTGGGTATAAATGATAAAGTTCTAAATACAGAGATATCAATACAAAAATCAATACTTTATGCAAAAGAAGTATAAAAATTTATTATCTTAATATTCCGCACTAACTTGATAAAATATTCCATTTAATTTAATAGCCTTATATTTTAAATTTACTCATTGCTTTATCCATTACATCTTGGTTTACTCCTATATATCTTAATGTTACTCGTTCGCTAGAATGATTGAATATCTCCATTAGCAAAGCAATGTTCTTTGTCTGCAGGTACATGTGGTATCCGAATGTCTTACGTAGTGTATGCGTTCCAATCTCATCTAATCCAAACACTGCTGCTGTACTGCTAAGTATTTTATACGCCATACTTCTTCCAATAGGTCGATTCCTTCCTTGCCTACTCTTAATTAGATATTCATAATCTGCCATACCTTCGATGTACCATCTTAGCTCTCTTCTTAGTGCTGCAGTAATTTGGATACGTTTCTGCTTCCCTGTCTTCATTTCACGTATGGAAATATGACTTCCCTTTAAATCTCCAACCTTCAATTTTAGAATGTCACTTATACGTAAACCTGTATTGATTCCCATTACAAACAAGATATAATTACGCTCACTCTTTTCTTTTAAATACTCTTTAATTTGTTGTATTTGCTCTGGATCACGTATCGGTTGAACGAAATTCATTATTCATTACCTCCCGTTTCTTCTGTCTCATAAACTTCTAATCCAAGCGCAAAAGCAAGTTTGTAAAATGCTTTAGACTTCCAACGTCGATAAGTACGCTCTGACATTCCTATTTCGTTATAAACCATGTAATCACATACGTCCTCTTCTTCTAAATAACGTTTATAAATAATATCTCTTTGGATGCTTCCAGCACGTCCGTTTCCTAATCGATTTAGAAACTGATCAATACGTACTGACATTCTTTCAAGCCACTCTTCTCGTTTACTTTGTTGAATATTTACTATAGCAACATCTTCTAATGGTTTTCCGACTGTATGTGTAGGACCGTGCTCACGAATTTCATAAGATGGAGTGACTTTCATTTCTTTACGCATCATCCCAAATTGTCTATGTATACGTACGCTTTCCAACACGCCTTCTAATTCCTCTTGTGTTGCCGTTCTATCAATTTTTGGTAAGAAAGATAATTGTTTAGTCATGTAAGACCACTCCTTTTTATTTTTTAATTATTTTTGTCTTAATGCTCCGCGTCTTCGTTCATAACAAGGTCTATGCATCCCCATTAAATCCTCAATTTCACGAGTACTTAATTTCTCTTTTGGTTTTGTCTTATTTTTCTTCTTTCCTTGCTTGGATTGATTTTTCCATTCATGTAACTGATCCTTTAACACCCTCATCTCCCCATCTCCCTTTTCAAAATAAAAAGGACACCTATTCCTAAAACAGCTTTAATTGCTGCTTTAATGAATTGGTGTCCTCTAGTTTTCTAGCCGGACTATATTCTGTTTGCTTTTACTTTAAAATAATTATTTGTTAACTGTTTTATTAAATCACTCTATTCATCATTTCCCTCCAATTCCTCACTCTCTTCACGTATTTGTCCAATTAATGAAATTACAGAACCAACTGCTTGAACCCAACTTCCTATAATATCTATTAGTTTCCCTTCTTCATTTTCATTAGTTTCGTTATTTACCTGAGTGTCTATATCTTTCTCCACATCTTTTATATTACCTTCTCTATTAGACCGATCCTCATTCCTAATACTTTTTAATTCTTCAATCCCTCCTATTGCCTGTAATGAATTCCCAATTGATTGTAATAAGTTTCCTATAATATTTAAGGATTCATCTTTATCGGATGTATCCTCAAATTCATCTGCTAATGCTGTAAGTCCACCCAAAGCCTGTGTCCAATTCCCAGCAATCACTAATTTAATTTGTGTTTCTTCTTTAAACTCAATAATCAATCCGGATATTACAGTAACATTACCAAATGATTGGATTTCATTACCGATTTGTTCAAGTGACACTGCTCCTTGACCATCAGCCTCTAAAGCATTTCCAACAGCCTGCAATACGTTTCCATAAACATTTAAATCCTTTCTTACATTACTGCTTATAAAATCAAAAGGCGTACTTCCAATAGCGGAAGTAATTGTTCCTATTGCTGCTACCCCTGCACCAAATATCTCTTTAAATTGATTCTCCATTTAAAACATATCCCAGCATTAAGTAATTAATATAATCCTATTCAATTCCCCATCTCACTGTTAATAATTTTAAATTTCTCTTTACTATCTCATTTTATAATAACGTCTTATAAAAGTATTTTTTAGGAATTATGCAACTTTGTTAAACGTACTTCTATATTAATTTTATACATATTACTGAATCAACTTTATAAACCAACTACATCTTTAAATTTATTAAAATACTTAAGAATCATTATCCGCTCCACATAATGTAAAATGTTCAAAAAGCTCATATTGATCAGTGAAACATTCTAAACATTTTGGACAGATATACATCTGTTTCACCACTTTCTTTTAAAATAAACCTTTCATTAAGTTTTATTCCCATATAACTCTTCCAATTCTGTTTATACTGTAACTGTAAATTTAAGTTACATATCACTTATATTAAAAGGATTATTTTGTTCAAATTCTGGATAGACGTTAATATTCTTCATAAAGGAGGTCTACTGATGAAAAAGACTTTTTTAGTTATTTTTATAGCAACTTTCCTTTTAATAATTTTATATTTTGTTGGTACGTCACTTTTTTGGAACCAACCTTAAATTAAAACAAATAATAAATTACCACTATGATTATTTAATAAATATTCCGTCAATAATGTATATAGGCAGGCAATAGCCAAAACTCATTTAATGAAAACCTAACCTTTCTCCGATCCCCACGGAGAACCAGCCAAGCAGTTAGCTTTCGCTAGCTGCTTTATTTGTTAATCAGTCTTTTAAGAGGAACAAGTTATATGCATAATAGCTCAAATAAAATCCATACTATATGTAGGTTAGGTCTTAAAATCTAAAACCCTTATTTCAAACTTAGACCTAATATACCGCTCCTCTCCCTTCTCTGGGGCTCCGCAGCTAGCTTTTGCTAGTTGCTTTTTTGTCGTACAGGCACCTATTTACTTTAAAACAAATAAACTATCTTGAACTTTACTTCACAATTCATCATTTGTTCATAGTTCACAAACATAACCCTACTATACAGAATATTTTTTAAGCGAGTACTCTGGCATAAGTGCTCGTTTTATTTTGGTGATTTTCTACAAAATGAAATTTTTATTAAGTTCACTTTCACTCCTGTATAACCTTTCCGATTCCGCTTATACTATAGCTGTAACTTAAAGTTACATAGCATTACTTGTAGGACCTAATTTTTTTGTACAACAAGTAGTTAGCTAATCCGGCTAGCTGCTTTGTTGTGCCAAATTAATTTTGGGTTCAAATAATTCACATCTTTTGAAAAATACACATACGATATTACATATTCTTTTACAGTAATGGTACTGGTCATAAGAGCATCCTCAAAGGTTGCTCTTTTAAATTTAATCTTCTATTTAATCTGTTCACAATTTTATGAGGTAGACATATTATTAACAAGACAAGAAATCGTTTATATATAGTGGTGCACAAAAAACTTTGTGTACCATTTTTCATCTCGATAACTTAGTAATTAAATAGCTTTTTGTTCAAATACTTCACGCCCATGAAAAAATTACATTTGGTATCACGTACTCTTTTACACTAAGAGCTTTGATCCGAAGAGCACTTATATAGTGCTCTTTTTGGTATGGAATGTGAAATAAAGGCTTGCTCTTAAAACCTTTTATGTAATTATTGTAGGGGTTTTCCTTACACCCGTGTGTCTGTTTACTCATAAGTTGTTAAAGTATAAATATAAATTGTTAGTTAATTTATAAGGGAGGTGTAAAAATGAGTAAATTTAAAAAGAATTGTCACATACCCTTTCCATGTGCCTTTCCTTTACCTCAAATCGGGTCTACTGGATTAACCGGTGCTACTGGACCTTCGGGACCTACTGGAGCTACCGGACCTTCAGGTGGACCTCGGGGACCTACCGGGCCTACTGGAATTCAAGGTAGCCTGGGACCTACTGGGCCTCAAGGTATTTCTGGACCTCAAGGGATTCCTGGGATTTCTGGATCTATTGGTCCAACTGGACCTTCTGGAATTCAAGGTATCCAAGGTATCCAAGGCATTCCTGGCATTCAAGGTCCTATTGGACCCACTGGAATAACAGGGGTCACTGGAATTCAAGGGATTCCTGGCATTCAAGGGATTCAAGGGATTCCTGGTCCGACCGGCCCTCAAGGGATTCCTGGCATTCCTGGTTCTGAAGGTCCAACTGGACCTTCTGGAGCTGTTGGACCTACCGGCCCTTCCGGGGGACCGCCAGGACCAACGGGCCCGACTGGGCCTTCTGGGGGACCACCAGGACCAACCGGAGTGACTGGCCCCACTGGACCTTCTGGGTCACCAGGACCAACCGGACTTCAAGGTATTCAAGGTATCCAAGGCATTCCTGGCCCCACTGGACCTCAAGGAAGTCAAGGGATTCAGGGGATTCAAGGTAATCCGGGGCCTATTGGTCCTATTGGACCCACTGGAATAACTGGGGCGACTGGAATTCAGGGTATCCAAGGTATTCAAGGTAATCCGGGACTTATTGGACCTATCGGCCCGACTGGCCCAACTGGGCTTCAAGGTATCCAAGGCATCCAAGGCATTCCTGGGCCTACTGGATTACCAGGAACCGCTGGAGCTACCGGACCTACTGGGCCTACCGGTCTTACAGTATCTGGGTTATCTCATTATGCTTATGTTTTCAATACAGCAGCTCAAGTTGTTGCCTTAGAAGCACCTATTCTTTTTAATTCACATGGTAGAATGACATCTGGTTTTACTCATACACTGGGAACTTCTCAATTAATGGTTCTTAATGCAGGAGATTATAAAATTTCTTTTTCTGTATCAGGAGTTGAGCCTAATCAATTCACACTTTTTTTAAATGGTGCTCCGGTTACCAGCGCAGTTTATGGATCAGGTGCAGGAACTCAACCAAACAACGGCCAAACAATCCTCGCTTTAGCTGCAGGAGATATTATTACCCTTAATAATCATACTTCCGCTGCTGCAGTTACTTTGCAGACTTTGGCAGGTGGAACACAAACAAATATAAATGCTTCGATTGTAATTGAAAAATTAAATTAATTTAATCATTTATTTCTTGAAACTCTGCCAGTAAATAACCTGGGGTGGATTCTTTTTTTTAACAAGCAGTTAGCTTTTGCTAGCTGCTCTTTTAATTAAAATAACGCTTTTGTTTAAAACTTTTCACATTTAAACCAGACAAGCATATGTTATTTTATGGAAGCTTCCCATTCATAGCATTCTACCTTTCTTATTTAAGAGCACGCTTATATGTGTGCTCTTTTGTATTTGCTATGAAATAAGAATTTTATTTATTTGCCATTAACCTTTTTATCCACTTTGAATATAGTATTATCATCCAAGTGAATACACAGGTCGCCCTGGACCAGCCTCCTTGTATTCCTTGTATTCCTTGTACACAGAACCCGTTATAACTAGCGGGTTCTGTATATTTTTATCTATACAATAACTATTTTTTAAAATTTATAAAATACAAGCGCTTGTCCATTTCATTTTGTTCTACCCCTACATTTACTATTAGTAATAAGAACTGAACTTTTCAGAGGTGAAAATATAATGGACGAGTTTTTATCTTCTACTTCAATAAACCCTAATTTAGTTGGACCTACTTTACCACCCGTTCCACCATTCACACTACCGACTGGGCCAACTGGGCCGACTGGACCGACTGGACCGACTGGGCCAACTGGGCCAACTGGGCCAACTGGGCCGACTGGGCCAACTGGGCCGACTGGATCCACTGGACCGACTGGATCACTATCAGTAGCTTACGGAACTTTTTGGCAAACAGAAATCATTACAGTCCCTTTCGAATCCCCTTTTTCTTTTGATCAGGCTGACCCTATGGTAGGGGGGATTTCTCTGTTAAATCCAACCACAATTAATATCACACAAGCTGGGGATTATCGAATTACTTTCATTTCCTCGATTAACTTGACTGTAGCCCTTACATTCCCTTATTCGCCTACCATTTCTATACTATTAAATAACAGTCTGATTCCAAATTTCAAAGCTACTTTCGGCCTTTCAATACTAGATCAAGAGGATGTAGATTGTGCTCAACTCATTGGGGACACTATTTTATCAGTCCCAGCCAACTCAACACTTCAACTTATAAATAATAGCTTTGTAGGCGAAAAAGACATTCGTACATGCGATAATGGAATAAATGCTTTAGAATTAAACATTATCAAATTAAACTAGTATCAGTACTCCTTTAAAACTAGGTGCTATTATGGCATCTAGTTTTCAGTTTCCAATGAAATTTTTATACAAAGAATACACACAAAATCAAAAATAAATTCATAAAATATTTTATATTCTTTTCTTTTAAGAATGAATAGTCTTTACAGAGCACTTCCCGGAGTGCTCTTACATTTACATATCAAATAATGTTTTTAATTAATTACAAGAGCGGATTTTCTTATTGTGTACAAGCAATCTATTCTTTTTTTAATAAAATATATTGATATCTCAAAGAAAGGAGAGCGACATAAGTATGGCTGATTATTTTTATAAAGATGGTAAAAAGTATTATAAAAAACAATTGTACACTCACCATCAAAAAGATAACTGTTTTATCGAAACCCATACAATAACTGGTTCGAATACAGCTTTAAATTTCAACGTACCAGCTAACACTACAAGAACTGCTTTTGAAGATTTCACCAATAACCACAATAAAACATTACTTGATCTTCGCATTCCCGGTACTTCCCAACCAATTGAAGTAACTATCCGAACAAGAAGTTCTCGTCTGCCGATTAATGTAACAATAGTTGCAGGTGAAACCAGGGTATTCCAAGTAGAGGATTTCCATAGCCTTACTCTCACAAATAATACTAATATCAATAGCAATATTGGTATATTCATTCAAAAAACATTTTGCATCTGTTGCAATAATCAAAATGATTCTCGTAACAAGTATTATAAAGAACAATCAAATTCTCACTATCAAAAAAATAACTGTTTCATCGAAACTCATACCGTAGCTGGTTCAGAAACTACCCCAACCGAAAATGCACCTTTAACTATTATCGTCCCCCCTGACACTTCAAGAAGAGTTTTTGAAGATTTAACTAATAATCACAACAAAACATTACTTCAAATATCTGTTCCCGAAGATGTCTCCCCCATCGAAGTCACTATTCAAACAAGAAAATCTCCTACACCAATTATCGTGACTCTTGCTACAAATGAAACAAGAGTATTTCAAGTAGAAGATTTTCAAAGCCTTACTCTCACAAATAATACCGATTTCCTTAATTTCATTGAAGTATTGATTAAAAAGACATTTTGTATCTGCTGCAATGATAGAAATGATTCGTGCGATGAATATTACCGTGATTACGAATGTGAATGTTAGATTGACTCCCCAAAAGAATCCTTATAAAGGGTTTTTTTTCTTTTACCTTAGTATCATCTAATCATTCACATTTGTTCAACATTTCATCTCTTAACAAAATTCCAATTTAATTAATATCCTACAAAATAATACTTTCATTAAAAAATCATTCATATTTTACTTTACGAATAATATTTTTTATATCGTACATACTATCTGCAAGCCGATTTCCCACGGCTGTACTCTTTCCAAACGGAGCTCTCTCCTCCGTACCACTTGAGGACAGGCGGGTAACTTAATTAGTTGCCTGCCGTTTTTACGTATAATCGTAAAACTTCTTGTCCATACTTTTTAGAGAAAACATCTTATGCCATTTGGAGCATCCTTCAGCACATGATATTTGTACGGCCGTTCCTATAAAAGAGCGGTCTTATTTTATCTTTGCTTGCCCCTTTTCTATTCAAATAACGCTTTATTAAAGTTTTATAGGTTTGTTTCTTTTAATAGGCTTAGTCGAATATGTAATCCCAACTTCTCTTGAATACTCAATTTCAGAACCGCATTTACCACAATTAATTGTGTCACTGTCTTGCGAACGCTCCCAGGCATCTATATCCTTCCCTCCACAATAGGGACATATTAAATGTTCTTCGTATTCAATTTCTTCTGGCGTAGACTGTAATTGTATTTCTCTAACACCTATCAGATTGTTTTGCGGATATTTCGCACAAACATGATAAACTTTACCATCTATCATAATGTTAGTACTTATCGCTAAATCACAATCTACAACTCTTATAACTTCCGCTGTTTTATTCTTATCGAACCATAGTTCCATATCATATTTAACAATCATATATTGCATCTCTAATTCCCCATTTCTAATAAAATTCAAATTTGGTCTTACTTCACATCGACACGTGCTTGGCTTGCTTCCCGACTAAATCCATCAGGATATCTTTTAGTTAGTTTTGCAATGTTCATTTGAGCAATATCTTCTAGGGTATACCCCATTTCGTGAGACATAATTGAAATGTAATACAAAATATCACCTAGCTCTAAAGCGATTTTATGCGTGTTCCCATCTTCTTCTCCTGGGCAATGGGCCGGATCAAATCCATGACCATGGAAAATTGCTTTTTTTACAATGTCCGCAACCTCACCGGATTCTCCTGAAAGTCCTAATGCTGCATTTAAAACACGTCCACCGAAATCATTATTTGTATTCCATGTATGTAATGCCGCTTCTTGATATTGATCTAATTCACAAATTTGATTGATATTCATTTCAGCCTGTCCTTCCTTTAGTGTACTGATTAATTTAGTTACTTCCATAACACCGTTTTTCATTGCTTTCATCTTCATTCGCTCCCTCTAACTAATATTTTTCTTTGTTCTTTGGATCTTAGGTTTCGTAGTAGCTGCTTTTATCGGTTCCCAGCCATAACTCAATCTAGATCTGAAAGTACTTACACTTATGCCATTGGATTTAGCAATCTTAACAAGTTCCTTCCTGTCAATTTGTTTACGCGTTGGAATACTTGCCGCCTCTTTAGGGTCCCAACCATTATTTACTCTGCTATAAAAAGTACTTGAATTAACTCCATTTTCTTCAGCTAATTTTAGCCATTTATTGTATTTCCCTTCGCCCATATGCCAATATGTTCTTGGTTGTGTAGTTAATGCTTCTTGCAATTCCCAACCGTATCTGTACATCCTCATGTAAAGAACCCTTCTACTAATACCGTTTGATTCAGCTTTCTGATATTCCTCATCAGTTAACCAACGATTGAAAGCCATCACTTTACCTCCTAATCTAGTGCCAGAAATTCAGCTCTGGTACGATTTGAATAAGTTATCCTAATCTTCTGAATACCTTTACCATGCTCTTCTATTGTTGCGTCCCAAGCTTCGTTTTCATTTTTAGCATCAAAACAATCCATCTTTTGCCGTTCCTCTTTATCATAGAAATGTACTTCATAGCTTGGATTCAAAAACTTATCACTGGTACTTATCGCATTGTAGTCGAAACTACCTACAACATCATCAATAGTTAATTGCTTCATAATCGCATCCCCAGTTATTTAATTTTTTCAGTGATTGTAGTTGATACACGATCAACTTTCCCGCCTTGCCAAGTAATTACTTGTTCACCAAATCCTGTTACTGGAGGATTCAGCGGAGTAACCTCACCGTTTTTTACTACATAAATTTTATTATCCGTAACATCGATTTCAACTTTCGTAGGCTTCATACGACTGAAATCCCCCTTTTTCTTGCTAACTAGCTTTTTGTTGTTTGTTTCTCTCTAATCCTTGTTTCATTGATTCAAATTTTATTAGCCACGCTTGCCAACGCTTATCGTTTTCCGCTTGCTGTCGCTTTGCCATTTCACAATTACAACCGTTCGTTTCAATTACACCCGGATAAGTTTCTTTACGAATAATCCCTGTATCATGACATAATACGCACATTTTTATTTCCTCCTTTTATGCTTCGATAAACCTTTGTAAACGTTGCTTCGCTATCTCTCTTCTATAGCTAGCGGCTTCATTTTTTACTGTTAGACTTGTCTCAACCATTCGGTCATATGAACGTTTCCCAACTTGGTTTTTCAGTTCTTTTGGTTCTAAATTACTCGTATATAGAGTAGGAAGTTCTTTTCTATACCGACCATCAATAATATTGAACAATTTTTCTTCTACCCATTCCGTCGTTTTTTCCGCTCCAATATCATCTAATATAAGTAAGTCGCATTCTAAAAGAGCTCTCATAATTTGCGTTTCATTTTCCTTATTTTCACTATTGAACGTACTGCGAATACGTTGTAATAATTCTGGAACACTTTGAAATACTACGATGTATCCTTTTTTAGACAGCTCATTTACAATCGCGGCTGCTAGGTGTGTTTTACCATTTCCAGGTTCTCCCCAAAGCATTAACGACTCCCCGTTCCATTCTTTAAACGTCTTCACGTATTTTACTGCGACTTTATAAACTGTCTCTGATCCATTTCTATCTAGAAACGATTCAAATGTACTTTTAGAGAACCTTTCTCCTAAATTACTAATGCTAAACAACTTTTCTATTTCTCGTTTCTTAGCAAAGTTTTGAGCTTCACGTATTTTTGCTTCTTCACGTTCTACAACACACTCACATGTAGGAAGTATTTTATTTTTAATACGTAACTCCGGAACTTCTACAGTGATTGCGGCTATATATTTATTACAGTGTTCACAAGTATACCCTTCTGTTTCTTCACTACAAGCCGATGTATTCACTATCCGAGTCATCACTCTTCCGATTGATTCCGACACGTTTTTTCACTCCTTTATTTTGTTGATATTCCGTTTCTATAGCATCTACATCTTTTAAAGTTTTCACGTTATGGTTAATCCACTGTTTTAAAATTCCCTCAGCATAATTCCATTTCTTTTGTTGCTTCAATGCACGTTCCATAGCTGCTTGCACAAGTTCTTCGTTCATATCGTTTATCCATTGCGAAATATTTTCGGCTATGAATGAATTTAAAATACCGAAATTATTTTCATAGAAAGAGAAGATACTACTACTACTTTGTATATTAGTATTTTGTTTATTAGTACTTAGTTCTTTAGTACTTAGTAGCTTGGGATTTTCCACCGGTGGTTTTTCCACTAGTGGCTTTACCTCTGGTGGAATCTCCACTGGTGGCTTTTCCGCCACTGGGTCATTTTGCGGAACTTCATATATGATTGTTTCCCACTTAATAATTTTGTTGTTATCATCTCTCACCGGAAATCTTTTAAGATACCCATATTCCTTTAGTTCTTTCATTCCAGTTCTTAAACTATCTAGCCCGTCCTTTGCATGCCTAGATAATTCTTCTCTATAAAAAACCCAATCATCAGGAAGTGTAAGAATATACGCTAAAATCCCTTTTGCTTTCCAACTTAATCTTTTATCTTTAAGACCTGTATTATTTATTGTCGTGTAGTTCTTATCTTTATTAACTCGAAAAGTAGCCATTCATTTACCTCCTTGTACAGACCGCCACATATGCTTGTCCACTTTTAATAATCCGTTGAATTTCATAATGAGGATAACCTACATTGAAATACTGCTCAATCATCTTCTTTAAGTCATCCTTGCTCTCTGTTAAGTCCCAGAACTTATTAGGTAATAGCACTTGATATTCAATTAAATCCATGTACTATTTCCCTACTTTCCGTGATATACTTATAACAATTGTTTTTTCTTAAAGGACCCATTGCCGTGGGTCTTTTTATTTTGTTTTATGTCACTCCAAGCCCATCTTTTTATCGGTTCGTAAGTAATGTAAAGTAACAACGAGCTACACGCGATAAATATCGCGAATATAACTAACGATGTTGTATCTTCCACTAGATCACCTCCTTTTGTGTTTCAAGCCAAGCTTCTAAATCCTTTTGTAGGAAAAGTAGTTTGCGCCCATCTCTAATCACTGGAAACTGTGGATGTTTTGCCAATTCATACATTCGACAAACAGCGATATTGAGATAAGCAGCTGCTTCTTTCACTCTCATTACCTTGTTTGGTTGTGATTTTTGTTGGAACTGTGCTAAAGCAGCTTGAATTTCCTCTCGAACAACTTCACGGATTGATTCTTTAATAATTTGATCTAATCCCATTTTCCTTCTACTCCTTTTGAAATTCCTGAATTTTATTAAAGATATATAATCATACCAATCTCGGTGGCCATGCATTTATGCATGATATCGCTTCATTGAAGTCTTTCTGTAAGATGTTGCACAACTTATAATTGATTCATTTTTTCCCTCCTACACAAATTAACTACAGGTTAACTTATTTTTTAAAAAAAAGGACAACCTATAGTTAACTTTGTTCTAACAATTCATCAGTTGCCACATTATATAATGTTGATAGTTTACCTAATTTTTCTAAACTCGGTTGCCTTTTTCCTTGTTCCATATAACAATAACCACTTTTAGAACAACTTAGATATTCAGCTACAAATTGTTGTGTATAACCAAGTGATATCCTTAATTCTTTCACGCGTTCTACATTAAGTTTTGTCATTAGCATCACCCTTGTTTCTTTCTATGTCTTCATAATATCAACTTGTTAACTACAAGTCAACAAGTTTATGTAAAAAATCTTTTCAAAAAAAAACTAAGTTGTCTCAGAGTCAACTTTTCTGTTATATTTTATATATCAGGTAATACTAAGGTAATAAAGAGGGGATTTTTATGGAGAATATAATTGGGAAAAGAATCAAAGAGATAAGAATGTCGCTCGGGTATACGCAGCAACAATTTGCAGATAGCGTGGATATTAGTAAACCTATGGTATCTTATATCGAATCAGGTAAAAAGACTCCATCTAGGGAAACCGTTTCAAAAATTTCCAATTTAGCAAACATATCAACCGACTACATTATGGGTTTATCAGATAATAAAACTAGCGAAGAACCTTCAGCATCAGATGTTATGTTAGAACTAAAGTATTATATAGATCGAGTAGAAACATTCGATGATGAAACGAAAGAATTTGCTATTAAAAAGATAAAAGCATTAATTTCTGGATTAGACATAGAAGAAAATAAATAGTAAGGATGATTGATAGCTATAGCTAACAATCATCCTTTTTCCTTTAGCATAACCATTTCACATTCATCTAAAAGATTGTCAATCTCCTTCAACATTAAAGTTGCTCCCTCATCTCCTTTTTTAGCCATGTCAATTAACAATTGAATACCTTGTTTACAATCCTCCATTTTAAATTCCCCATCCTTTTTTCTTTATAGTAATTTGTGAATTGTTCACATAGTTTCGATTTCTCTATTTTTAGATAAAAACCGAACGCCCCTTAAAAACACGAAATGCGACCATCCTTTTTAGGACAATCGCATTTCTATTGATTATATAGTAGAACCTTAAAGGCCGCCTCCACCTGGTTCGTTTGAATATAAAATAATATTTTCATAGCTCGCTGCCTCTTGTTTCGGCTCTTCAACTTTTTTATCTACTGAGAAAACAAACACTCCAGCGATTGCTAAAAATGATAAAAGGATTGATATTTTTTTCAATAAATCCACCTCTTTCTATAAAGATAATTATACCATTTTTTTTAAAAATCACCCAAGTATAATTTAGGTAAATTTGCATAGAAAAGACTCTTCTTTTGCAAAAACATCATATAGGATTTTTCTATTAACGATTTATCGTTTCTAGCTAACCCCATATAACAAGTTTGGAATTCGTTTAATGCGCCGTTTTCTTTTTCAATTTCTAATAAATACATTTCTGCTTTTTCCTTGTTTCCTTTTTGTAATTCTAAATAGACATGGCCATCCTTATCTAATCCAGAATACACTTCTTTTATGTCCTGGTAATGATGAATTTTCAAAAAGATTATGGTACTCTTAATTCGTCTCATTTTTCTTTCGATATCTTTATCCCCAGTAAACATTTCATCACTTAGAACTGATAAGCTTTTTTCTAAAAACATTTTCGCCTTTGAATAATCTTCGAATATATATGATTCTCCCATGTTGTAATAGGAGTTAGCTTTTTGCATAAAAAAACTGCTGTTTCCGTCACACATGTCCATTAATTCAATACATGTTAATCTAGCTTTCCTCACTTCGTTTTGCATCATATAAGTGACAATCAACACTTCTTTTATTCTGACTAAAAAACTATTATAAATAAATTTATTCTTTATTTCTTTTACGTTTTTTTTAGCGATACTAATACGCTTAAATAATTTTTTATATTCTTTCGTCTGATATAACGTTTGGCATAAAAGAATATCGATTAGTACTTTCATTTCCCATGATAAAACATCACTTTTGCACTCTTCTAATTCGTCATAAAAATCCTCAGGGCTATATTCTTCTACATCCTTACAGTGTTTAAAGACAATTTCGTATATTTTCGCGAATTCCCGATTAATTTCAGTATTGGAACTTTTCTCAATATCAATTATTACTTTCAAAGAATCGAATTCTCTTCGGAATGCAGCGTATTCTAAAGCTTCTCTTCTGTTCTCGGGTTTTGCATACATTAAGTAATCTGATATTATGTCATCTCTTAATGTAACATACGGTTTCTTGTAAATCTTCATAATTATTTTAATCAAATAATTAAAACTAATTTCAGTTTTCCCGCTCAAAATACTAGATACTGTACTTTTAGCAATCCCTAAATAAGAAGCTAATTCATTGTTTGTAATTTTTAATGCAAATAAATCGTCATTTATTTTTCTTAATAAATTCGTCATTACCTGGTCTTTTCCGCTACTTACTAGAATATTATCCACTATTTTGTCCCCCTTGTTGGACAAAAAGACACGTTACCCTAGATTTCTTACCTTTACAGGAAAACGTGTCATTATATCTAGGTTATATGTTATAATTATGGATGAGACTTATGACAGATGTTTTCCCTACTCGCATTAGGGAGGACGGTGTAAGAGTGCAGCCAACACTACTTACACAGTCATGGGTCTTTTTTACGTCCATTTATTTTATAGTTTTCATAATAACACAAATTTCCCAAAATTCGGTCATGCAGTAATCTGACAATTATTGAGAAAGTTCAAAAAACGCTATATATCAACGTTCTTCACATTCAATGGAATATAATATGCAATTTTGCATTTCTTATTTTAAAGTACCATATGCATATACTACCACTAATCGTCCGAAAAGCAGAACGCGAGTTCTTTTTTGACTATTTATTTTTATAAAACACTCAATTATAGTCTGTTTAATACTTAAAGACTATACTCGAATTATGAAACCGTTAGAAGAACCTAAACGAGAGCGTTTTTGCAAACAACCCGCGTTTTATTCTAAAGTCTTAGCGGAGACTGACGAATTGTTATAATTTGATTGTAGAAGTAATCATTTCTATTTTGAAATTGTAAAATTTTCTTTTTTTACAATTTGATCAAGAGAGCGGATACTCTCTTTTTTTCTGCAATAAAAAAAGAGCCATTAGGCTCCTATGTATTACACTCCGTTCCTGGATTTAAACTTATTTTCCATCCCCCTGGGTCCTTTATATAATTTGTCATTTAGGTATTCTCCCCCCTTGTTATATACCCGTGCCTGGGTCTAAACTTATATTCCATCCACCACCACCCGGTTCATTATGCCAGCCTACACCAGGATTAGTTACTTTATGTCCGCCTGGATCATTTGTGAATTTTCTCATAGTCTTACATCCCCCTTTATCTAATTCTATTAATATTTTACTATTATTTAACATTGGATAACAATCATATCCTATAACTGAATTTGTTTATATATGGTAGAATATATCCATCGCTGATATGTCCAAACATGTAATTTTCATAGCAGCAAAATTACAACTAGACTTATACAACATGATTCAAAACAAATGAAGGAGTGTTTTAAGTGAAAGGACATATTCGAAAAAGAGGAAATAAGTATTGTATTGTTATTGATATTGGGCCTGATCCAGAGACAGGAAAAAGAAGACAAAAGTGGTTTTCTGGGTATAAGACAAAAAAAGAAGCACAGGCTGATGTGGCAAAGAAAATTACAGAGTTGAATGAAGGAACTTTTATAGAACCATCTAAAGTTACGTTAAAGGATTATCTAAATCATTGGCTAGAAATTAAAAGTATGAGCATAGAAAAGAGTACCTTTGCTGGCTATAAGGCGTTTATCAACCAACATGTTATACCTAGTATAGGAATGGTTGCACTCCATAAATTAAATGTTATACACATTCAAAAATGTTATAAGACTGCAATAGATAAAGGGATTGCAAACAATTCTATTCTGCTTATGCATAGAATTTTAAAGAGCGCTTTAAATCTAGCCGTAAAACAAAATATTATTTCTCGAAATCCCGCTGATTTTGCTGAGATACCTAAAAAAGAAAAGACCCCTATCCAGACTTGGACAGAGGAAGAAGTAAAAAAGTTTTTAGCTCATTCACAAGAATCACGATATCACATTGGGTATCTACTTGCAATAACTACAGGTATGCGTCTGGGAGAGGTTTTAGGTTTACGATGGCAGGACATTGATTTTGAAAAACATACTGTTACAATAAATCAAACATCTGGTCATGACAATAAAATCAAAAAAACTGCAAAAACAAATTCATCAAAACGCACAATTCCTGTACCTAATGAAACAATAGCAGCCTTAAAAAAACATAAAATTTTAATCAATAAAGAGAAATTAAGGTTTGGTTCTGCTTATCTAGATCAAGATTTAATAAATTGTAATGAGTTTGGAAGAATAATAAAAAGAGCACATTTCAGAAAAAGTTTCATTAGGATGACACACAAAGTAGGTATAAAAGAAATTAAATTTCATGATTTAAGACATACACATGCAACTCTACTATTGAAACAAGGAGTTAACCCTAAAATCATCAGTGAACGATTAGGTCATACAGATATTTCAATGACATTAAGTGTCTATTCTCATGTTTTACCGAATATGCAGGAAGAAGCAGTTAAAAACTTCGGTAAAAGTATCTTTGGATAACCTATGTTTGCAAAATGTTTGCATTTTATCAAAAAAAGTCAAACAAACGTTGTCATATCAAGGTTTGTTTGACCTATCATCTTATATTCTTGATAAAATCTCCGAATCCCTATTGAAATATTTAATAATGGAGCGTTCTCACCACCACGGGTTATGCATTCGAATCGATATACATAGGAGAAAAAATCTTGTGTTTTTTCATCTTTTATTGGCCCTGACATCGCCTCACAAATATTTTGTGATCTAAGAGGAGAAAAATAGATTTCTTCTGCATTTGTATTTTCTAAATATATAGGACGCTCACAAAAAATATGTGAGATTAAAGCGGGCACCCACTTAGAATACGTTTCATTATCATGTAGTACTGGCAAATTAGAAATCAAATCGGATTGCCATTCATATTTTGGTGGCTCTACTAATTTATTTGGTTTCCAATCATGAATAATCTCATACCAACTTTGAAAAATATAATTGAGCTGCTCTTGTTTAATAGGTTCTTTTGATACAATCCATGGTGTATTTTCATTTAATACGTACGGATTATGCTGAATAAACAATATATCAGAAAACATATCATACAGTCTTTCATTCAAACGTTTCAACTTACTCGTTAATAAAAACGTCTTATAATGTATCTCTACGATGTCCAGCCATTCAATAGGAAAGTATATAAATGATACCTTTTCATTTAAAAGAGGTTCTACTATATTTTCAAATGTTAACAACCTTAATTTTTTCATAAAATGATTCTTTCCTTTCTTCAGTTGTCTTGATTATCAAAAAGCTAGAACAAAAGTTACTTAATCTAATCCATTTAAACAAAGTATTTAAAAGAAAAGTAAAAACTATCTACATAAAACATTATCAAACCGACTCTTTTAAAAATTAAAAGTAATTATTATCTACAACACCTCTTAGTATTCATAATTTAATACATTTAAATTATATAATACATATAATATATTGTACTTATCATTTACAATAACTTTACAGAAAAACCAAAAAAGAACACCTTAAATCGGTGCTCTTTTTACAAATATCAAGCGTTATGTAGTTGAACATATAGATAACATGAACCCTCCAAATGAAATTACTCCTAGTAAACCTACTATAAATCCTGTTAAACAAATACAATCAGCAAGACAAATAGAAGACTGCGATAATGGAACGAATGACCTACTTGTACTCGACCCATATTGTTTTATTTTTTCATAATTCATATCTAACATTAAATGTAGACATTTTACACCATCCTCAATAGTATGTAGAGATTCTTTTTCTAATCGCTCCAATAATTTACTATCAAAAGAAACTGATAGAGGATACTGCTTATCTAATTTTATATTTTGATAAATTAGTTGCAAACGAGATAATATATTATTTTTCTTCTTTTCAGATGTTACTGTACATTTCATATTATTAAATTCATTTAATAACAGTGTCAATTCATCTCTTTTTCCGTATAAATCTTTAGCTATTTTTCTCTTTACTTTATACGAATGGAAAATAGATTTTAGTTCAACCATATTCATACACTTCCTAATTACATATTATTTACCCAATTATTTTATAGATAAACAGTACTTTTTAATCTTATTTAAAATACACTCAAGCAACTTATTTTACTATCGATTAACATTACATTAACCTTACACGGTTGTAATAAAATCATTAGCTAGAAGGAAGCAATGCCCAAACTAGACAGATATTTAATGATAAAACCATAAGAAAAAAACAATGATTAGATTTTAAATCTAGTCATTGCTTTATCCATCACATCTTGATTACACCTATATATCTTATTGTTACTCTTTCACTTGAATGATTGAATATATCCATTAATAATGACTATATTCTTTGTCGGCACGTACATATATAAAACTAATGTTTTTTAATTGATAAGGTGAAACTTTAATTAGCCCTCATCCATCGGGCTTTTATGGGCAGCCGGCCACCTAACTTCTCTTTGCTCTCGCTGAATTTTTTTAGGGTCTTACTGCCCGGCAAATAGCAGGATAAATGCAATCAATATTCATACGTTATAATAGTACCAGTAGTATCAGTAGTACCACTAAAACCATCAAAACAGTTAGAGCAACCGCCACAGCCGCCACAACCACCACAACCTCCGCAACCAAAACAACCGAAGCAACCAATACAACGGAATCCACCACAACGGAATCCGCCACAACGACCTCCGCCACAACCGCCACAACGACCACAACCCCCACAGCGACGAGCAGCATCTTCAATATAGTAATATGGATATTGATTTTGCTGGTCCCAATAGACAATATTTCCAGATCGGTAATCATTAAGGCTTAACGCTTGTATTTCTTGTTGAAACTGATTCATTTTCATAACCTCCGTTTATAAAATACAACCTCATTGATGCTTCCCTATATTTCTGTTCGTTACATCTAAGTAGAAATAGCGCTATAAACTAAGTTCAATACGTACACCAACAAAGTATGACTTATCACTAGATGATGCACCTTGTTCATATACCTATTTTTACTATGGGCTCATTTTTATAAATAGAAATTATAAAATATAAATTCTAGCGTCATATCTTCATACTTACTAAGCTCAATTAATTTCTCAATAATCACGCGGACAAATCCTATATATTTCCATATATCACTTAGATTTTCTTGTACTGTAAATGCCTTTGCTATAACACCTCTAAGTAACCGGTTTCTATGACGGTTAAGAAATTCCTATAAAGAAAAAAGCCCTAATTAGGGCTTTTTATTCTATTTCTCCAGCAAAGCTCTCTATGAAATTTCTAATTGAAAAAAGACACACTTAGATTGATGCGTCTTTTTGTGATGCCTCTTTTGTGAAATCATATAATGCAATTGCGCCTAAAAGAACAAGTATACCTTGAGGAACATCTAGTAAAATAGTTTTCCAAATTTCTGGAATTACCCATTTAATATCTGCTGCTGTTTCAAGATATGTTTGGAAATAGCTGATTGTAAAATTAATTATCCCTAAAAATACAAACAACGATAAACCAAATCGAATTAATTTCTTATTTGTAAACAT